CCTTTTATTGCTACTTGAGAACATATCTCGTAATGCTTGTAGAAATTGTATTGAACTACGACCACCATCAATACCAAAATTTAGAATCTCATCTTCAAGATGTTCTAGATGTAAGTTCTTTCCTGCTGCTTCTGTTAAGAATTCCACTATGTATTGTCCTTAATATAATTTTTTAAATCACCAACAGTATTTAATTCTTCTACATCTTCATCTGGTATCGTGACTTCGTAAGCATCTTCAATTTCCATTATGATTTCAACAACACTTAATGAGTCTGCACCAAGATCATTAATAAAATTAGACTCATCTGTTATTAAGTCTATACTTATATCTAAATTTTTTGCTATTATTTTTTCCATGATTACTCCAACTTTAAATGTGCAGCTGACCATTCTGATTCAGACTTTGCGTATTTTAATAAAGCGAATGCTAATTTCTTTTCATCTTTAGCTTTCATATTATTTAAATTAACAAATAATTCTAATACTTGAAATTTAGAATTGACCCATGCTTTTGCTGCATTCTCTTTTTTATCTTGTTTATCTAACCATGTTAAAAATGTCTTTTCACTTTTAAATGCATTAGTATGATTCCTTTTACTAGCTCCCCTAGCAAATGTTAAATTTCTTCGTTTGGCAATAAATGTCCAATTAAGTTTGGCCTGTTTAAATTTCTTCTTTCCTAATGTTGTAAATTTCCATTTACCTTTTTTATCTTGTTCTAATATACCTTCACCACCAGCACTAGTTATTTTTGATTTCCATGTTTTACCTGTAAAAGTATCTAATAGTTCTAATGCTACTTTACCTTGAACAGCTTCGGCCCCTTTCTTATCACCTTCACCTCTAATATTACCTGTGTCTTTAGCATTAAATATTCTAAATATTAAACTCATATCATCAACACCATCACCTACAAATGCTAATGTACCTGATAATGAACCTAAAGCTGACATTTTTAAATTTACTTTCTTTAAATCTATTTTATCAGGTTCGTGATAATTTTTATAACCTAAACTCCCTGAACCCTTTTTAAGGGATATACCTATAACACCTTGTATAGATTTAATTGAATAATACATATACATATTCAGAGCTGTTAAACTCGAATGTTCAGGAACTGATTTGTCATAATACAACCATACATCAGATGGATTCCATTTATCTAAAGACCTGGCTATACTGATGCCAAAATCTTGTTTATATAAATCAACTGCTTGTATATTGACATCTAATGTACTGTCATCTTTTACATATAATCTAGGAATCGTTTTACCTATTGCTTTCAGTAATACATTAACTTGTAATCTATGTGAAATAAACCAACTTTCATTATTTTCTACATAAGCTAATAATTTTTTAGCTTGTTCTTCTCCTATTATTCCTTTTCCGTTAGATACTTTACCATAAACCTTTGGGTCTATCATTTTAATCCCTATATCTTCTGGATCATCTTTTGCGCCTGCATGTCTAGCGGCTAAAACAAGTAAAAATGATGTTTCGTTATCCGATGTTCCTTTTGAACTTCTACCTGCAACTTTACCTGCTAATGTCACATCATATACTTTATCATCACCTTCAAATTCAAACTCAAACATATCAAATGCTCTACTCTTATTTTTTCCTGTAGCTTTATTAATAATTTTTATACTCTTAGCATCTAATTTGTCTTTAAGTATTTTTTCAAATTCTGCATTAGATAAATCACCTGTATTAGCTATTCTTTTTGCCGTTGAATGTATGTCTAAGCCAGGATCCAAGTCAGCTATTTTTTGTTGTAATGCTACTTGTGTCATTTCTAGAGTTAATGTTGGTTCTCTTGATGTTGTCGCTAATCTATACAATTCATCTCCTAGTCTATGTCCAAATTCTGTGTCTGATGTGTAATGTGCACCAGCTATTTGTCTAGTATAACCTATTCTCTCTCCAATGTCAAGGATATTTCTTCTATGTTCTAATGGAATTTCATCTGCGATAAGTTTAGCTACTAATCTACCTTGAGTAGCATGTCCTGATGGATAAGATGGCGTATCTGCTGTTGTTAACGGAAAAAATGTTAAATCCAATCCTAATTTTGATGACATGGCTTGTGGTCTAGGTCTGTTATAAAATCTTTTAAGTGATAATATTATAGGATTCGATTGTTTTAATAAATCCTCAACTCTGTCTAAATCAACTTCTAAGTCATGTTTATCAATATATTCTTTAAAGGCCTGTATGACTTTTTTATCATGCATTACCATATCTTTTTCTGATTGATCGCGAAACTGACTTAATGAGATTAAATGATGTATTTCGTTTTTAGTAACTTGAGATGAATTTCTTGGTGGTGGGTACCCCTGCCATTGATCTAAATCAATATCTTCATATGCAGAATGATCTCTGGTTAATTGTTTTAACCTAATTCCACTTAAAGGTTTATTATGGCCAAGTTTATCTAACTTGTCATTAACTGATAATTCCTGGATTGTTTCGCGAAAAGACTTCATATCCAGTATTTATGTTATTTTTGAATTCTATGTGTAGAAAGAAATTGATCAATCTCTGATATTGACTCTAACAATTCCTCTTGTTTTTCCGTGTCTTCATGTAATTTCTTCAGCACAATAAGTTCCTTCTTTAATTCAACTTTTCGTTGAAGAAGATCCATAAGAGACTTTTCTTTAATAATCCCGCTTTCTTTATTTTGTGTTGATGATTTCATTTAATTGTTTAATTGTTTCGTCTGCTGTCTTATGTAGAATTCCAATTCCACCAGATTCTACCCAACTATCAATGTTTTCTTGATAATCGTCAATCAATACTGCTTTCTTGTGTGCAAATGCTGCTTTCTGACTACCTTTAAATGTTGGAATAACTATCCAACTAGGGTGTATATGTTCTCGTACCCAATCAATCTTATCTTTAATAACAAGAGTTCGATTTACTGTTCCCGCTGCTGTTAATATCTCTGTATGAATACCTGAATTTAGACAATAATCAACTAACTTCCAAGCATCTGGTAGTGGTTTCAATCGCCTAAACATATGTTTTGCTGTCAACTCACGTTTATTTAAATCATAGAGTTTATGGCCTTCATCTGTATTCCAGATTTTTAATCCTAACATTTCAGAACAAGTTGTCTGAAAATCAGCCAACACTCCATCCATGTCTAAAAATATTTGTCTTACTTTAATCATACCCATATTATATCAAAAGTGTACCGGCGGTGTCAATACTTAAAATTTTCTGTTTTTTCTGTTGCTACTCTCTCACCTGATGCAGTCTTATCAAAAACTGGACCAATATCGACTAATTCATCTTGTGCCGTTTGTTCACAATCATATAATCTCATTTTTGGTCTATCAACTCCTAAAACAAATCGTCTATGATATGTTGGATCATTGTATCTATTCTTTAACTGTTTAACCATAATTTGATCAAGTTCTTGCATTTCTTCTGTAGATATTAATGCAAACATAAAGTCTGCAGTCGCTGGTAAACCAAATGATTCAGCAGTATCTTCTAATCCTATATCAGTTGACACATATCCTGTTCTATTTGTTTGAGTTGCTGACATTATTGGAACATTAAACTCTACAGCCAACCCTCTCATTTCTTCTGCAATTGCTTTGACATAAGTGTAAGTATTCATATTACTACCAGGTCGAATTCTAAATGAAGCACAGATGTTTAAATAATCTATGAATATTATATCAGGTTTAAAACTTCTCTTTAAATCTAATTCTTGTAGTAAATGTCTAATGTGTCCGGAATGTGCAGAAGCAGTTGGATATTCTTTGACAATTAATTTACCCTTTGTTTTCTCTTGAACTCTTGTAATTTTCTTTTTATACATTGACTTCGGTAAATTTTTCAGATCATTTAATGATATATCTAAAAGATTCGCGTCTATTCTTTCAGCAATCTTTTCTTCAGCCATTTCTAAAGTAATGTATAAAACATTCTTACCTTGAACTAAACAACTCGCTGCGACATGACACATAAACAAAGATTTACCAACACCTGTACCTGCCATACAAATATTCAATGTCTTGTTTGGCAATCCACCTTTAGTAATCTTATTCATAAAATCTAAATCAAACGGAACTCGTTCTTCTTCTGTATGATAAAAATCGTATCGTGGTTCCCAATCATCTAAGAAATCATGTCCGATATTTGTATCAAAAGATACAGATAATGCGTCTCTTAAAATGTCAGGTATCTCACCCTTACTACCTTCTTTATCTTGAATAATCTCAATAGAACTCATTACTCCATTGTAAACTGCTCTATCTTTACACCACTTCTCTGTTGAATCAATCAACCATTCATCTGGAGACTTTGTATTATCTACTTTTATTTCTTGAATAAGATTTGTTGTTTCTGAAAGTAATTGAGCATCAACATTTTCTTTTTCATCAATGTCAATGATTAACGCTTCTGGTGTTGGTGTAGACTTATACTGTAAGAAGTATTCTCTAATTTGTTTGAATAGGAACGACTCGTCCCTTTCTTGAAAGAAATCTGATTTTATGTAAGGTAATACTTTCCGTGTATATTCTTCATTCGTTATCAGATTCTTGAGTATCGTCTGTTCTAGTCTGGTTGCCATATAAAAATTCTTGTTTTGCTGCTTCGTTTAATTGATCTAATACTTCTTTTGTGAAGTATTTCTCTGGATTGTTATTAATTGTTTTACCGAATTGTGT